CCGCCTTCTCCTCCTGATTTGAGATTATACCCAAATTTCGGATTCATGGAATTAAAGGCAATTATAAATAATCTTTCGGCTTGGTGTACTTCTTCTTGGGTATCGTATTCCCCTAGAATTTGCCATGTAAAATTATCAGAATCATATTTCTTTAGAGCTTTATGAAAATAAGTAGAATTTAATCCTTTTTTAGCTTTATATCTAGATTGCCATATATGATCGTTCCACCTGTCTTCTACTCTATTTTCCGAAGTCTGGCCTACATATACTTTTCCTGTAGGCCCTGTAGCAAGATATACTTTATATTTTTTCATTATTTACATTATACCACAGTTTACTCTTTTTGTCAAGTTACCCGGCGTTTGCCCCGAACCCCTCGGTAGCACCGGCTTCGCCTGTAAGAGCCTCCGGACTTCCGCCCTTCTCAATTGAGCTACGCATGATCTCCATTGCTGCTTTGGCTGTGTTCTCCTGGTCACGTAGCTGAGATTCAGAATTGAACTTAGCCTGGGCTTGTTGCGCTTCCATTTGAGCCTTCTGCTGCATAATATTGGAAGGCTGATTCTGCATAGACTGCTGATGTTCTTCCGGAGTCTGATCAACTATGACAGAATAGAAATTCTTCCAACCACTGGCTTCGAACATCATCTTTGTAACTTGAACAAAATCTACTTTTTTTCCTTCATTCGCCAAGGCTTGGAGAATAGGCTGAGAGGTCGTCATAGTCACGAGCGTTGGAAGAGCTTGCGCCATCCCGCGACGATCAGACAACTTAGCACCGGCCTGGATATCGATATCCATCCGTGCCTCACGGAGATTTTCAATATTGCCTTTACCCTCTACCAAATAAGCCTTTTGAAGTTCATCATTCAAGATTCTCTTCATAACTTCTGCGGGTAGTCGGTTTCGATTCAACTCCATAATACGATATAAAAATGGTAAAAACACTTGTGTACAGAACTTCTCAATAAAATCTGAGATACCTACACCTTGCCCCTGTAACAGCCCCGCCGCACCTGTAGCGGTACGAGCGATATTGCTATGACCTGATGATCCTGCAATTCCCTGGGAAGATATCTCTCCCGCCCCAGAATTCTGCTCTACTCGGGCCGCTGACATACTCATGTGCTCACCAGCCTCCGGAACCGCAGGAGGGCGAGGAAGGGGCTTTAGATCGTCTACATTCTCTAACTCTACAACTCGACCAGGATGAATACGGATACTCTGCGTAGGTATGCTGCTACTTCTCTTCCGAGTATATACACCGGATAGGCTAAGAGCGGTAGAATCTAGCCAAGTATTTACAATCCCTTGCTGCAAACGCTGTTCAGATCCAACTAATTTACCCACACCAAGCGAATAGAAAGCTTGGGGTATATCCCAAAACCCAACGCTCAAGAAAGGTATTTTACCGTAAGGATTCTTACCATTGCATATCAGTTTCTTTCTCTGTACACATATGATAAGTTTTTCTTCGTCCCAACGCTCTAAAACCTCTAAAGGCTGTTCAAAAGGGTCAATTGTAGCCTTTTCCCATCTCGGATTAGCCCGTAAATCCCAAACAGCATTAATTCCGGTACGCTCATCGTTAGCTGGAATAGGAGTTTCTTCGGGAGGCTGGAACCATCCTGCGACTTCTTCACGACTAGGAATATCATACCCAGGAGAGTCCCGGAGAGCGTCCATCTCGTTAAAAGTCATGTATATACGATGAATAACAAATTTAGCTTTAGTGATATCAGGAACACGAAGAGTAGGATCTACCAATACATCTCTAATGGATGTTATGTTCTCGAATCTAGGTTGTTCAATCCTAATTTCTTCGACTCTCTCTACAATAGGAGCCTCTGGATCATAGAAATCTATATCAGGCTGTCCTGGTACTTCGGACGGTTTACTTTCTTTCTTTTCATCTAATACATATTTAGTCTGGGTGGTCTTACGACTTTCCCATCCCCACTTCCAAATGTTAGTCCCGTAAAGAACAGCATTCATTACACCGAGGCGGACTTCTTCTTTGAAGTTTATCTCTTTAAGCTGGTATCCTATAATATCAGATACAGCTTCCACGGTGTCCTGACTTGTACCCGGACGGGGCTGGAAAATAAAAGGGGGATCATCATAGAAAAGACCATTGACTATTTGGGGAGTCAATGAGTTTACAACTTTGGCCACAGTATAGAAAGGAATATTAGCTCTTTCTACTTGAGTGCCTTCCCAATACCGGGGAGTGGTGGTAGACTGATACAAAATACTTGAAGCATTCCAGCCAGCAATCCACTGCTTCGCTGACTTAGCAATTTCCGCACTTTCTGCATCACGGATGACCAAAGTAAGCGCAGGATCCTGCGCCCAACCCCCAGTAAGAAGGATTTGGTCAATCTGTTCTTTAGTTAGTACATTTGCTGTATTAGTTTCGTCGTTGATTTGCACGTCTACCTATTTTCTCATTCTACTTTAAATTACATACCACAATCAGACTTCTCGCCCTTCATCCAGCCGCTATGCTGACCAGTACCGAGATCAACCGAGTAGCTACAATTAACCTTAGTACCAAATTCCTTGGCGGGAGCCATAGGAGTCGCATAGTCAACTCCGCCCCAAACACCGGGCTGATCATGGCCCTTAGCCTGCGACGTGTTATTATAAATCTGAGGTTCGCTCAACACAATAATCTTACCCTTCGCCGTGCCTTCAGTCTGTTCGTTGTTGGCAGCAGGAGCGGAGTAATTACGAGGGTGCATCAAATCTTCGGACATGGAAAAAATTTCACCAGCCATTTAAATCTCCTATATCTTTAGCCTACTAAACCGGCTCCGAGGATATTATCTAAACCCTCCTCATGGGTGCTAGTTGTAAAAACTTCGTCAATCATATATTCTTGTTGTTGCGGGGGAGTTTCATAATAGATGTTATGACTTTCTTCAAACATTTGCTGCCAAGCTGATTTGTCCCTTTCATTCTGGATCTGTTTTTTCTGCTCTTCTTCTCTTTGGACTCTTGTTTGTTCGTCTTCTTGAAAAGAGGAAGGCATTACCGGCATAAAATCTTTTTGGAAACTTATAGCATCTGGTATATCATTCTTACTTCCCTTGGTAATCCTACGCTTAAATTCTTCGTAAAGATTTTTTAGATAAGGGAGAGTATTTACAAATTTAAGACGACCGTACATTAATAAAGGTTGTAATGAATTTATTCTATGCTCTTTAGCGTCTTTCTGGTTATCCACATGACGCCAATGAATTCTTCTGACTAAGCCTCTTACAAATTCGTCAGGTTCCCCTGTTCTAGGATGCCTATACTTATCCGCTTCTGCTATTATAGTTGGTTCTAACATTCTAGCTCCAGGAGAATCTTCTATACTTAAAATTTCCGGATGATGTTTTGAAGCGAACTCTACTATAGCTTTAGCCAACATTAGAGGAGCAGAAAAATTTGCTCGTACTAGATCATTAATATATCCTTCGCCTTTTGGCCCCCACAGGCAATTGGTTCCTACACTATTGTCATTTCCGCAATTTCCTTTACTCGAAGCGAAATCCCAGGTTTGAGAAATCCGTCCAAATACAGGAAGTTCTGTCCAACTTACCGTTGCTTTCTTTAAAAGTTCTTCGGTAAACGCGGAGTCTACGGCAGATAATACATTTTGGCGCTGCTGCGATTCAAATGACTCGCTGGATTCTTCGAACTGCCCGAGAAGGGTATCATACCCCATCCACGGTACATTAGGCATAAGGAGTTCAATTCCGTTCCTGCCTGCTTTTCTATACCATTCTCTACGAGGAATTCCTTTATTTACTAGATCTAATTCACAGTCTGGTTTGACTGTCATTGCCGCTCCAATAAGAATTACAATGCCTTTTTCAAGGTTAGTAGTTTTGGAACAGCATATATTATAATCTTCCGTCTTATATTCGCCTAATTGGGCGTTATTTATAATATTTCCGTATAAATCCGCTTCGTTGTAGCGGGTTCCTAAAAAAATGCAGTATCCGTACGCCATGCGAGTTTTCTTAGTAAGGCCCCACCGCTTTTTAACTACTTCGCATTGCTCTACTGTGAGACTATTACGATCCGAAACGGCATCATCCCCTATGATTACTTCGAAGTGGAATCCACTCAAAGTACTCGTTATGCCTCTGCTCATTACTGTAGGTTCTTTTCGCTTAACCTGCCGTCTTGACCAGTCGGGAGTAGTGAATTCACCTGCTCTTCCGGAGTCTTTTTCTAAGAAACTATGCTCCGGCCAGAAGTAATTCATCAAGGATAGAAAATCTTCCTTAATAACGAAGTAAGATTTTATACTATCTACAGTAGCTGCTGCCATGTCGTCCGCGGCGGTAAGAATGAGAATACGTATAGCAGAGTCGTACAGCACCCATTGAACTGCGTCTAGATAACCCCAACTCGATTTTAACGAACCTCTTGGGTATAATATAAGACCATCTTTTAATTTAGATTGATTAGCTACAGTCTTGTCTGGATCCTTTTTAACAAATATTTCGAGGAATCGACCATGATCTTCTAGAGTCATACGACTCTCTGATATAGGTTTATCGATTCCTCCGTCAGGCATCGAATCCCAGGAAAATCTCGAAAGGAAATATAAGCTAGTTACACATCTTCTTCGTACTATAGGGTATATAAAATGCTGCGAAAGTAATTGTTCTTCATATAGCGCAGAGAAAGTCTCTCTCTGTCCATCAACAAAAGAATACAGATCATCATCTGAAACCTTCTCCCAGTCTATATCTGATCCGTATTTTTGTTCTAAGTCTTCGAGAAGCATTAATACCTACTAAATAATCTTCTTAACGATACTTTTGATAGCTTCAGGAGTTCCTTTAACCTTTAGCTTAAGCTTCGAAGCGGGCGCATCAGTTTTCTTCCCGCTCTTGACAGCAGCTTTAGCAATCTTCTTATCAGACTTTTCATCTGCTTTTTCAGATTTCTTAATAGACTTATCTATCATAGTTTTCTCGGATTTTTTATCTTTCTTATCCATTATTTCTTTTTCACCTTCTTAACTTTTTTAGGGAGTTTCTTTCCCTTGCTAACTTCATTCCAATGATTTACATCTACGCCTTCTTTTTCTAGCTTAGATTTATTGGCATTGAAAAATTTTTCTTGTTGAACTGACTTATAGGGGGACACTACATACCCCCTTGACCGCCTCCGCCCATAGGAGCAGCAGGAGCGGCTTCGGGAGCAGCCGGGGCAGGTTCTCCACCGGATTCCGCACCCATCTGACTACCCAAGTGCTCGTCCAGATGGTCTTTAAGTTGGTCCATATCTCCCAGCGCATGAGTGGTGGAAGGAGGAGTATTACCATCCTCGTCAGGGGCATAATCATGCTGGGAAAGAATTGCATTATTATCTGTAGGACTCAAATGCATAGTCTTAATCTTGTGCTTCTTCTTGATAGCTTCTTTCTTGGAAGCTACCTTAGATTTAGTCTTCGGTTTCAGGGACTTCTCTGATTTACTTTCGGCCATTACTTAACCTTCCCTTTTACTTTAGCTAACTTCGGATTTTTCGCTTTTGCTTTAGGACTGGCCGAGCGCGTGGCGTTCGCTAAAATCGCCCCAGCAGACTCTTTACTATAACCAGATCCTTCGATTTTCTTTTGAACGGCAGCAAAGCCGGGATGTTTCTTAGTCGCCATATTCGTCCTCGTCTTCTTCGTACTCTTCTTCTTCATCGTGGATAATCTCGCCACATTCGGCGCAAATATCAATGAAGTTGATCTCAGCGATAACCTCAGTACGAACAACCTTAATCTTGAAATCACCGTCAACAAAGATCACGAGACCGTCTTCAATATAGAAATCGTCTGCTTCAATAAACTCATCCGAACCATAAGTGTAATCCACCAGATATGCCATGTTTTCTCCTTAAAATACGGTTACATTATACGCTAGACTTGCAGGAGTTCCTGTTCCACAAACGTAGACAGTTACGGTCCCCGCAGAAGTTACTGACCCTCTTAAACTAAAAGCCCCGCCTACATCAGCACCTGTAGTACTGCTAACACTTACAGGATGTCCTACAACAGCGCTTGTAACAGAAGCCGTGCCTGAATCGCATGTTGCCGCAAGGGCTGTTCCGGTAATGGTACCCGTAGTTCCGGATCCTGTTAAAGTTATACCATTCAAAGGTCCGTATAGAGTTCCGCCGCTAAGAGGCAAACCAATCTGTCTTACTCCGCTATAGAGGCCATTTCCGTCAGTAAATATGGAAGTAGCTCCGTTAAATCCGTAGCCGTGGGGAAGTGTTACAGTTCCGCCAGAACATGCCTGTGAGCCAGGGGGTGACCCTGCCGAACATACCGTGATGGTATAAGGCCCCGTCGTTAGATCTACGAGATACCACTCATTACTGTTATATAGACTAGGCCCATAAGGTCCAACTATCGTAACATTACTTGTAAGGACTCCACTGAGCAGGAACGTCCACTGAATAGCATTGCTTCCGGTTTGTGCAGTGGAGGCGGAAAGACCCGGAGGGTATCCTGTTCCTCCGTATAGTACAGTACCTGCTGTCGGTTGACCTGAGCCATTTACTGCCGTAATCTGTATAAGTGAATCATAATTTCCAGCGTCGAAAGTTATTACATCCCCGGCTTGGCACCCGCTTCCTGCGAGTATCCAGGTATTGACGCTAGTAACTGCACCACCGCTAGCAAAGTACAATGCATGGTTTCCTGTACAGGCTGAGTTGAAACTGTAAACTCCTCCGGTAATGTTTCCGATAGGAACCAACGCCATCTGAATATCAGTCAGATTCACCACAGTCTGATCCGTAGCGACACTAGTAGTATAATCGTAGGGATTTGCGTTTGTAGTAGCAGTGCTTCCGCTAGGCAAAGAGATAGGAACCCCCGATGAGCCTGGAGGAACATAATAGGTAGATTGGCTTCTCCCTGTAAGAGAGCTAGCCAATACTACCATTAGAACTAAAATAAGACTACGTAGCATAAATCACCGTAATATTTATAATAGTAGCATTCGCACTAGCGTTAAAATAAATAAAATTAGCCCAAGCAGATCCTCCTCTACCAGGAACAATCTGTTCTACTCCGCCTGTAGGAATAGAAATGCCCATATTAGTAGAGCCGGTAAGAGTGCTATCACCTAGATACAAAGTACCGCCACTCACGTCTTGAAAGCTAACGTAGGCGATAGGCTTTCCTGTGTAAGGAGTAATAGAGGCTCCTACACCCAGAGTACAACCAGAGGGGGCTAATCCGGTACTAAGGATGTTATATAACGAAAAAGGACCCGAAGCGATTGTATTAATTGTTATCGTAAAGCAGCTACTTGCAGCCATCAGGCAACCTCATTCTGTAAATAAGCTATACCATCTTCTTCTAAAAGAATGGCATCGTAAAATTCAATCCATCTCATAGGATCGTCTTGGGACTCTATATTCTCGTTTGTAGATCCGTAACTCTCTACAAAAACTTCATCAAAGTGTTTTACTTTGGAAGGATCCCCTTCATCTATCGCCCATACAGCACACGGGCCATACATATATAAACGGTAGTACATTTCAATACTCCAGAAGGAAATGCTGGACATTCCGTTTCCCGGAATAATTATACTATTCTACAAGGGATATAGGCATCTTCATCTGTAAGATAAACTGCACATAGCCGATGATATCCATCTGCGATAACAACTCGCTCTTTTCCTCTAATTAAAAGTATAGGACTTAGCTTTGTTTTATTTTTTATCTTATCTAAATCTTTCTTGACATGATAATTCTTCCTTGTCAAGAGGGGGAGTTCAGAAGCTCTAAGGATATCTTTAGCCTTAAAAAATCTAGTATCTACCTGCTTTAATTTTTCTATATAGGTATTACAGCTTACATGATTAAACAGCAGAGAAAGATAGGATTTCGCCGCTGGATAATCATGTTCTTCGGGTTTTTCTTTCCATTTAACCATAATAATCCTACAGTTTAGGGAATTTCAAATCAGGGTTCTTATCGACAGCTTCATTCCAATATCTAATAAAAGCAGAACGAGCATCCTCGCGGAAATGACGCTTGATTTTCACTGCGCCACGCCAATGATTAACGGGAAGATTCTTGCTGTTCTTGAAAACCAAAAGGGCGTTAGTAACAATATTACTGGTTTGAGCAGATTGGGTGCTCAGATTTCCGATAAGGATATCCAAAGCCGCAACGGCAATAGCTACGAAGTTAGCATAAGGCGCAGTAGCCGGGATAACATCCAGAACGGATTCAATAGCTGTAGCAGCGGTATTAATATCAGTAACAGTCGAACCTGTCTCCCAACCGGAAGTAACCGCAACAAGAGTAGCAGCGGCGGTAGTCAACTGACCAGACAAGGTAGGATTGGTGATCTTAACCTGAGTAGCGATAGCATCAATAGCAATAGCGACAGCCTGACCATCAGCGGCAATTAGAGTAGCAGTAACTTTACACATAATATGTCCTTTTTTAGGTTTTTCTGTTGATCTACTTGATTAAAGCCAGATCAGCAGTCATTTGGTCTAGGTCAAACCCGCTTGGGGTTTTATTGGCGTTAATCCAACCACAACCAAGAACAGCGTGAGCCTCATCCACAAACTTATTCCAGTAAGCAATAGTCATCTTGTACACCTTGCCCCAGGAAATAAAAGTAAAGGTATTTTCATCATACCCGCAAACGAATACACAGTGCCCACCTTCGATAGTAGCGTCTTGATTAGCAGTCGGAAGATCCCATATTGCGGGGATATTCTGCATGATATATGCTGGTACTTCCATCCCAATATATGCCCCGCCTGCCAAGAAGATACTCTGCTTAATCTCCGCGATATTCTTTACGTCAGGATCCGCGTAACCAAGAATATGATGACCATTCAGTCCGTTATTCTTCCAGGATAAGAGCACGTCATTTTCGATACCGCCCTGATCTGTACTAGGATCCGAGGGGTTATAGCCATCCCATTGTTCATAGGCAGAAAGAATAGCAGCATCAGGAACCGTAATCATGTGATAAGCATTCGCCGTCCAGATCTGAACAGCATGGCCACAGCCTGCGATAGTACAATTTCCGAGCGTGTTATTGAGCATCACCCCAAAATCCGTAATGCCTTTTGTGTAATCAACAGAGGAGGGGGCGGCCGGGAGAGAGGGGGTAAGATATTTAGATATCTTGAGAGTCCTGGAGTCTTTCTTTACCGCTTTACGCCCTAACTTAAAATTCATATATCTCCTGAGGTTTAGGTCTTTGTTTGAAATTTTCTACTCGATATGTCAAGGGCTTATATTTTTAATTTATAAGCCCTTGATTTTCTAATACTTAGCTAGATCAAACTCTTTCAAGCAGGAATTCCTTAACCACAACAGTACTGTTAGATGCAGTAGAGAAGGCGAAGAACGGGATAAAGTTCAAGCCTGTTGCGGTAACACTGGCCAAGGGAGTCGTGGCAGCGGCAGCAGTATAAGTACCGGCACCGAGAGTATCAAAATACCCATTCAAAATTCCCGAGGCAGAATCCCAGATCAATTCGGCTTCCAAAACATAATTATAAGCAGTGGTCGCCGTGGTCGTTACAGTAGCTCCCGTGTACAGAAGGTGGTCATTCGCCGTAAAAGTAGGACCACCGGAAGTGGGAGAGCCGGAAGTAAGCGTGTTCAGAAGAAGAACACTCTGGGGCACTTCGTAAATATAAGGAGTGAACACCGTGCTAGAAGCCGTACCGGGAGTGATCAAAGCCACGAGGCGGAGCTTAAAAGCCTGACCATCCAAACTAGCGTTAACATAGGTAGGAGAAGTAGCAGTCGGATTGCTAGACTGGACATCTGGGTCCGAGATCAAAACCAAGCCAGTGCCCGAAGGATTGACCGGGGACGGGTAAGCGGAAATAAGACCCGAAGCGGGGGTCAGAAGGGCGGTGGGGGTCGCGGAAGTTGCGATGGTCTGTGCGGGAAGATTCTTGAAGCCTTGGCACGAATTTACGTTCGGCATGATTAAGTCCTTTATTTTCTGTAGAATAGGGTGGTTAGCCTGAGACGGAAGCAGCCTTCCTAGTTGATGTTGGCCCTATCATAATAGGACTTATTTACAAGCGAAATCCCGGATATTCACGGGATGAACTACTTTAACTTTTGTCTGGGTGGTAACTTCCTCGATACGAACAGACATCCTATCGAGATTATCTCTATACATATCCAGGGATTTTTCGAAAGAGTCAAAAGTTCTGTCTTTTATAGGAAGGTCGCATCCGGCCCAGCAAACAATATAGTGGATACTTAAGAATATTTCTTTCATTTTTTATCACAAGTAGGGGATACCGTATAAAACAAATTTATCCATTATTTAGATCTATATACATTATACCACAAGAGGGGTTGATTTAAGTTGTTTTGTAAATATTTATTTTTCAGATCGTACCGTTCTTACTCTTATAGATACTTCCTCTATTCTTACGTAAGGAAGAGAGGTCTTTCTTTCGTAATATTTATAAGCCTCCAACAGATACTTGAATGTTCGGGATTCTATAGGAACTTTACACCCAGCCCAAGCCACCACGTATTTATCAACAATGAAATCGTGTTCCATATTCCTCACAGTAAATTATCATACGCGCCCAAAGCGGCTAGTCTTCGTAGTTGGGTTTTAAAATATTTTCCATGACCTTTGTCTAGCCCGATCATGAAGTGACACATCTCGTGTAGCAGGGTAACCTCAGCTACACTAGGATGGAAGACCGTCATACCCTTGTCCAGGACTATATAGCAGGTATTATCCGAAGCTATGCCAGCAAGACCGTACTCCCCTCCATCAATATCTTCGGGCTTAACTGTGCTTTTATTGGTTATATAGCTTATTTGGAGCAGAGGGGCTGTACCTACTTTAACAGAGGGAAGAAGATCGTTAAAATACTTTTTATTATATTTGTTGAAAAGTCCCTGATATTTAGGGGAGGCTTTCCATCCTTTATATGTTACGCTGAGATCTTCCAAGTTAGAACCTATTTACGTCTTCTTCAAGTCTAACTACATTATACCACACTAAGGCTCTTTTGTCAAGTCTTTTTTTAACATTTCTAGAAAATTATTTGTGATAGCATTAGCCGAGGTCTTTAACTCCTCTTTTTTCTTCTTATTCTTCTTTACCGATTTCAGGGAGGGGCTTACGTCTTTTTGATATTTACGGCAGACAGGACACCGCACTACTTTACACTTCTTATACCGCCAGGAATATCCGCAGTGAATACAGACTCTTTCTGTTATTACCCTCCGTCGTGTGTGGTTAGATTGCTTTGTCGGCATCTAATTCTTTCCTCTAGCTCTTCTTTTATTTTAATATACCCTTTTATGAGAGAAGAATCCACAAGATCTGTAGTAAGAGATTCAAACAATATCATATAATACCATTTTAGCTCATAACATTCCTGTTGATTCTTTTCTTGATCACAGCTATCAATACGGAATAACCATGACCTAAGAAGGTGCGCTCTTAAATCCCTTCTAAGTCCGCAAGATACTATTGATTCAAATATATTCATCCTAACACCTCTTCGACCCAATCTATACCTTTTTTAAGCCAGGGATGTGTTTTTCTGTGACCCTCGTACTTAGTCCATATCTCTTCGAATACCAGGAAATCCGGACTACAAGGTGAGGAGAATCCTTCTAACCAGCAAGGGGTTTCAGAACATCCCTCGGTAACTTCCGGGGAAAGAGTTAAACCGTGTGTTTCTAAATAGGATTTAAATGATCCACGAGTAACATATACTTTCATCTTTTAATACCTCTTCGAGTACGAACCAGAGCCTCAGCTACCGCGTCTAGGCTATCTTCGTGTCTTTGTTTTATCCAAGGATCCGACATTGCTTTTTCAACCTCAGGATGGTCTCTCCAAGGAAATTCCTTAGTGTGAAGAAGTTCGTGAACAATAGTAACTTCCAAATCTTTTTGGAAATCTGTTCGGTCAAGCTCCGTTCTATCTAATGGATTACGAAGAAGTATACGCTGACAATGATAGGAAGGAGCACATTTGCAGGTCCCCAGCACACCTGCGGTCTCCTCCTCAGGTCTGAAAAAATCCATATAAATGTCCATATGATCCAAACGAAGTTCTCTCTGCCAGTAAGATAAATACTCTTTAGCTTCGTTCATTTCTTTTTCTTCTATTTCGCTCATTGTCCCTCTTAGTATCTAGTTTCTTTTTAATTTCTGTATCATCTTCAATTTATCCCCCAGAGGTGTATAACCACCCGAGCTTAAAAGTTCTCTCAGTATGGCTGTTTTTAATCCTAAGGGATATACGAAATTATCCGGCCATCCATCGTTCCTTTTAGAGATCATAGCAAAAGCATCGGTTTCTAGCTCTAAAAGCCACAATTCGTAAAATCTCTTCCTCCGTCTTCCTTCACTACCTTTTATATCTTTCGGATCAAATTTATATTCCCCAGATTCTCTGTCCTTCTTCTCTTGCCCCCATCGCAGCAAAGTCCCCCTACTCGGTAGGTTTTGGGCTTTCGGTCTTTCGGGTAAGTCTTTTATTAAATCCTTCGTTAAATCTTTGAAACAATCTAAGAGTTCTAGCATTTAGAAATTTCTCACCCCTTCTCCCCAACGAGGTGCAGACATAACACTCAGTATATGGTCCATCTCAGAATCACAGGTAGGACAATAAAACTTCTTATCTATATTACCCGAAGAAAGAATCATCTCTGTGATCTTTCCACACTTTCTGCATTTGAATTCATAGATTGGCATTTATTTCTTTCCTTTCTTTTCCTTCTTCTTAGGCTTTATGGTCGGACAATTCTTAGCGTGTACGTTGCTCACAGACCCGCATTCTGGACAAGATCCTTTCGATATTTTTTCCTTAATCTCTTCCTTAATCTCTTCCTTAATCTCTTCCTTAATCTCTTCGATAGGTACTTCTTTAGACTCCGCGGTAAAAGAGGACTCTTCTAAATCTTTACCACTTTCCGGAATCTCTATTTCAACAGTGACAGAAACAGGGTTAGTATCTTCCGTCTTATTCCAAGTTCGTGATTTACACTTGGCGCACCGGACAGGAGCAATCTTTGATATCCAGGTGTGACCACAAAAACAAGTACATTCTAATGCTTCGATCTTTTTTATCATTGTTCTCCTAAGTAATAACCCGTGTTTTCTGGCACTTTTAGTGGTACTATGGTACCGAGAGTATCATTCTAAAGGACTTAACTATATCCCTTGTTTTACTATTTTCCTTAAATCTACATTTATCGGTACTATGGTACCAATATTAAATATTCTGTACACATCTTGTGGTACTATAGGTCCAGATGGTACCTTAATTTGGTCAGGCCGGGTGGGGTCTTTTGGAAAAGGGGCTTTTTCAACCTAAGAACATTATATCATAAGTGATTCCATTTGTCAAGTAAGGGAAGAAAAATAAGGTGTTTAATGCTAGGTCAGTATCCAGTATGATGCACCCGCCAAGGGGGCTCCCCACGGGTAGGGGCAAGGAAAAGCCATATCTACACTAGGGATAGTATATAAAAGATCCGACACCACCACATATAGTATGCTCTGGTATATCATCAGCATATCTACAGCATGGATAGAGCGCTGATAAGGCGACAATCCGCTCTACATAGGCAGAATATGGGGCATTGAATCATTGCCGATTGAATCATTGCGAATTAACTCTTTTAGAATGAATGAGACTTACGAAACAGGTAGGACAGAAAACGGTATTTTCAAGAATATCGTGTTAAGTCCTTTAGAATCAATAGTCTAGCTGGTGGTAGTGTAAACTGTATGGTACTTCAGAGCACCTCCTAGTGTAAACTGTATCTTCCGTCAAACAAATAAATAAAAAGTTTTGCACAGCTTAACCTCAATAGATTCAACTCTTTGTTTCCGTTTACCGGGTTTTTTCCACAGGAATCTCGAAAATTTCGCTTGACTC